TCAGGCTTCGTTGGCCGAGAGGGGCGTGTCGGCGCGGAGCACCGGCGCCGGGCGCACGCCGCGAGAGGGCGGCAGCACCTTGGCGGGCCAGCGGAGGCCGACGAGGCGGCTCTTGGCGACGCGGGCGACGGTGACGGCGTCGGACTGGTTGCCGCCCAGAACGTGGATCGCGGTGGCATCCTCGCCGACGTAGAAGCCGACATGGCCACCGCCGGGCCGCTTGAACACCGCGACGGCGCCGACATGGCCGCTCGTCAGCGGGACGCCGAACGATCCCCAGGCCAGGGCCGAGAGCGGATTGCCTGGGAGCGGCTCTTCGGGGAGCGTCGCGCCGAGGCAGTGGGCCACGAACAGGCCGCACCACGGGATGTCGTCACCCTTGTAGAAGCGTCCGACCCAGCCGCCGAGGGATTTGGCCCAGCCGGTGATGACCGGGTTCGAGGCCTTGCCAGCCGTCTCGCGCACACCCTTCAGGCGCTGCGCCTCAGCGTACCAGACGGGCACGGTGTTGCTGAGGATCGGGCCGGCCGGATCGAGATAGGCCATGGTCGAGGGCGTCGGCATGCCCGTGACCTCCAGCCCCTTCGACGTCTGGAAGGCCTTCATCGCCGCGATGGACAAGCGCCCCCAGGCGCCGTCATCCTTGCTCGGCCCGAGGTCGTAGCCGAGGGCGAGCAGCTTGCGCTGGATCTCTTTGATGGTCATCGGGAGGCTCGGGCTGGCGCGGCCGGAGCGCCGCGAGGAAGAGCCTGAAAATCCCGGAAATACCCGGCGTCGAAGGGGGTGAAGCGCTTCGCCCTCCGACCCGATTTCAGAGGTCGAGATCGCCCTGGTCGGGGTTCTTCGTCTGGCCGAGGCGGGCCTTGAACATCTGCGCCCCGCGCCGCGTGATCCCGGCGCGGCGGGCGATCTCCGTGGGCTGGAGACCTTGCGCCGCAAGATCCGTGAGCAGGCGGGTCCGAGCCCGGCGCTCCCGGTTGTAGGAGCCCTGCGGCCCCCTCGGGAACTCGATGTGCAGGCCAGTCTGGCCCGTGGTCAAGTGCTCGGCGATGCGCGCCGCCGCGTCGGCGCCCACGGCCCGCGTGAGCCAGTGATCCGCCCCCGGACGACGCGGGACGTAGACGCGGGTTCCCCCCACGGCCTCGGCGACCTTCAGGGCCGCGTCGAGGCCGGCGAGGGCCGCGATCTCGCGCAGGATCTCGGGGAGATCGGCGTGCGCCGCGTCCGTCATCGCTTCGGCCCTCCGGCCTTCCCTGCCGCCTCGCGCTTGGCCAGCTCCCGCGCCAGCTCCGCGACGATCGCCCCGTGGGTGACCACCGCCGCGCGGGCCTCGGGCGGCATCTTGAGGAAGGCCCGGATCTCCGCCTCGTGCTCGGCGAAGAAGGCCAGGGTGCGCGATGCGTCGACCAGGCTCTCCGGCAGGTCGGCCCACTTCAGGGCGTCCGGCCAGCCCTTCATCACGAAGGACGTAACGTCGCCGAAGCGGGCGATGTAGCTCCAGTAGCCGTTCGCATGCTCGACGGCCGCGAAGGTCAGGCACTGGACCTGCCGCGCGAGCGTCGCGGGCTTGCGCGGGGCATAGTACGGCTCGACCTTCACGGCTTCGCCTCGGCCGCCCGATCCTGCGCGGCGCGGAGCTTCTTGCCGAGGGCGCGGGACACTTCGTCCAACTCGGCCGGCGTGAGGGACGGGTCCTCGATCGTGCCGAGGCGGCGGGGGCCACCCCGCACGATCCGCGAGGCGTAGTCCTGGAGCCCGTCGCAATCCTCGGGCGGCCCGAACGGCGTGACGGCGCCGAGCGCCACGCACCGGAGCCACTGCGCCCGCAGGATCGCGCGCTTCACGGCCAGGAGATCGGCCGTCCGATCCTTCACGAGTTCGGGCCAGACGACGCCGGAGCGGATCAGCATCGCCTTCAGCGCCTCGATCGCCTTGGCGGCCTCGGCCGCGTCCCGGAGGAAGCGGGTGTGATCCAGGCCGGTCTGGCGCTTGACGAAGGCGTGCATGGCGCTGTCGCGGCGATCCGCGACCGCCCCGAGGTTGTGGAGGGCGAGCCACATGGCCTGGAGCTTCGGGGCGTAGCGCCCCGCCGCCTGACCGGCTTTCGAGGGGCGTTGAACCGGCGTTGAAGCCCCGGGGATGTCCCGCATGCGGGCGAGGAGCCGGTCCGCCTCGGCGGCGGTGAGCTGGGTCGAGGACGCGACGTCGAACCCGGCGAGCATGGCGCGATAGGAGCCGGGATCGAGGCGCACCCGCGACTTGATGGTGTGGATCGCCTTGATCTGGCCCTTGGTGATCGGGGCGGCGCTCATGCGTGCCTCCCGAGGTATTCCGTCAGGGCCTCGGCGATGACGTCGCCAGCGGTTGCCGACCGCGGAGCGATGTGCGCCATGAGCCGGGTGACGAGGTCCGGCGGCAGCTGGATCGTGACGGTGTTCGGCGCCGGAGCCAGGGCGATCGATTGCTGCGCGTTCGGCCGGTAGGTGATGTACCCCTTCTCGGCGAGGCGCCGGACGTGGAGGCTGATGGCGCCCTTCGACACCATGCCGAGGCGCGCGGCGATGGCCGCATAGGTCGGCGCGCGGCGACCGGCCTGAAGTTCCGGGAGGAGGACGCGATAGACGCCTTCCTCGGCTGGGGAGAGGGTGGGGCGGCTCATGACGCGGCCACCTCCGCATCGGTGGACCGATCGAGGGGGACGACGCGGAGCCCCGCCATCGGCACCGTGAACTCCTGCCCATCGGCGGCCCGAAGGATGACGTGGGTTTCGGAAGCGGAGGCGACGATCTCGCCGATGATCTCGGCACCGCCCTTCGGATCGGGCGCCACCATGCGGACCCGCATGGTGGCCGCCAGGGCCTCGCCCAGCGTTGCGTGGAAGCCGAAACGCATCACAGACCTCCGATGTCGTTCGAGGGGGGGACGGCTCGCAGGGGGGCGAAGGCCGCATCGAAGCGGCGCCCGGCGGCGCGGCTGATGGCGATGGAGCGGATTGAGGCGGCGGCGATCGTCAGGAAGTCTGCGGCGATCAGATCGGCCGGCCGGGTCGCCGAGGCCGCCAGGGCGACGGCGTAGGCGGCGGTCGCCCACTCGACGAGGGCGAGGGCGAGGCGGGCGATCAATGCCGCCTCCCATCGTCCTTCAGGCCGACCCCTTCCGCCGCGAGGCTCCAGCGCACCCGCCGAAGGACGTCGGCCATGAAGATTTCGAGCGCGGTTTCGCAGTCGAGGGTCCGGTGGGACGCGTTGAGTTGCAGGTGGCCGACGATCGCCGCCGCCACAGCCGCCGTGGCATCGGCCAATTCGGCTCCGGCCGTGGGGCGGCCGGACGATTGAACTTCGGCGAAGTACTCAGCGAAGGGGACGAAGGCCCGCCGCAAGGCCTCCGCCGCGACCGGCCCAAGCCGATCTGCGGCCTCAATCTCAGCCAGCAAGCTCACCCTGATCGTCTTCGGATCGGCATGGATCGGCATCACACCACCTCGCGGATCTGAGAGGCGAGGGGCTCGACGAAGAACTCTTCGTCACCGCGCGGGACGGTGACGCCAGGGACGGTCTCCGCCACCTCACGGGCCGCGAGCATGGCGTCCTTGCTCAACTCGACCTTCGGCCGGAGGAAGGTGTCGAGCTTCGCCAGGGTGTTGGTAAGTTGCTCGACGTCGTCCTTGCGCCGCTCGGCCTTCGCGGCGGCGAGGAGACCCGCGACCTCGATCCGACGCTCGCGAACGGCGACGATCACATCTTCGATCTTGAGCTTGCCGTGCTTCACGGCGTAGCGGCCCTCCCGCCAGGACAGCGTGCCCGTGGGGAGTTGCACCGTCTTGGTCTTGCCGCCCGTCAGGCGCTCGCGGTTCGCCGAGGCCCAGATCGCGAGGCCGTCGATGATCGCGGCCTGTTGCTGCTCGGATGCCTTCTTGGCCTGGGCGTGATCCGTCTCCAGCGCCGCGACGCTGGCATCGTGCCGGGCCTTGGCGGCGACCTGATCGCGTTGGAGGACGCCGAGCTGGGCGACCATCCGCTCGGCCTCGGCGTCCGTCTGCGGCACGGGCAGGTTGCTGCCGACGCCCTTCGTCTTAGCGCGTGCCATCGGGTTGCTCCTTTGTTGCCGAAATGTTCTGAAGCGGGAGGTAGCCCGCCGCGATGAGGCGCTCCTGAAGGGCGCTCCACGCGCCGTGATCGCGGTCGGAGACGGAGAAGGCGGCGGCGGCCTGCGCGATCGCGTCGAGCTGGATCGCCAACACCGCGAGGGAGCCGATGGCCCGAACGGACAGGGCCGTGGCCGCGCGGGCGAGGTCGGCCTCGGGGGCGGCCTGGATGCGCCGGGCCTCGGCCAGGGCGTCTTCGAAGGACAGGAGGATCATGCCGCCGTTCCTCCCTCGGTGACCGTCACGAGGCGGGCCGGAGCCTGGGGAAACGAGAGGACGCGGCCTTCAGGATCAAGAGGGACCGCGAGGCGTGCCAGACGCTGGCGCTCCACCGGCGTGCGGTCCCGGTCCGTTCCCACGGCATGGACGAGACCGTGCTCCTGGGCGAACGCGACGAGTTGCTCGACGCCATCGGCCGCGTCGCGCAGGCCCTCGACGAAGTACCGGCACAGATCCTCGTCGATGGTGATGCCGCCCTCGGTCTCGGCGCCGACCTCGAAGACGTGCGCGAGATCTTCGAGGTGGTGAGCGGGGTTCAGAAACTCGGCCATTCAAGCCCCCTTCGGTTGGTCGGATGACAGGCGGGAATGCGGACAGCCCGTGCGGCAGGCGCGATAGAGGCGGGCCCGCGCGGCGCTGGAGGCGGCGAAGGGCTTGGCCTGCTCGTCGAGGCAGCGGTCGCGGCGGATGTCGCCCAGCACCGGGCAGGTGACCTCGTGCCCCATGAGGGCGCCCCGGATGCGCTCGAACACGTTGGGGAGGTCGCCGGGGTAGCGGTTGGCGAACAGGTGGCTGACGACGGCCGGGGAGTAGCCGATGGCCTCGGCCGCCTTGGTCGCGGACCGGGCATCGGCGAAGGTGGCGAGGATCCGGACCTCCTCCGGCATCGCTTCGCCCCAGGCGAGGGCGGCCTTCTCGATGAAGAGACGCTTGGGCGTGCGGCTCATGGCGCCCTCCGGCGCTTCGCGCGCGGATTGCGGTCGATCACCTCGCCCTCGCCCGTGATCGCGGGCGGGATCGGACCGGTGCTCTTGCCGGGCCGTAGGCGCAGGACCCGCCAGCGGCCGTCGCGGCCGAGTTCCTGGATGTAGCCCGCCCGCTCCAGCTTCCAGCAAAAGATGCGGGCCGTATCCGAGCCGATCTTCAGCTCGTCGGTGGAGGCATTGACCGCCAGTTCCCGTGTGGTGAACCGGGGCATGGCCCGCATAGCGGTCCAGAGCTGTTGGTGAGCCGCCCCGAACCTCGCGTTGACGTCGGACTTCTCGAAGGGCGCCTCCAGCCTTTCGGGGGCCTTGACCGCGTAAAGCTTGAAGGGTCGGCCGGTCGGACGCGTCGGCGGGCGCTCGCCGACGATCTCGACATGCCCATCGCGCTGGCAGGCATTGATGTAGCAGGCGATGGTGTTCTCGGAGACGGCCGGGCACCGCGCGGCGATGTCGAGGAGCGCGAAGCTGCCGTCACGCTGTGTGAGGGCCCGCATGGCGGCCCAGTAGATTTTCGGTCCCTGCTCCCGCAGGTGATGTCTGCGCTTCATCCCGCCCTCCGCAGCAAGCGGGCGGGATTGCGCACCTTCGGCGCGTCGCCGGTGAAGAACTGGCCGTCATAGCCTTCGTCCACGGTCTTCGCGCCGTGGTGGCGGGCCCATTCGGAGATGTGGTCGAGGTTGGTGACGATGCGGCGCGCTCGCCCCTCGCTCCGCTCGCAGACCTGTTCGAGGAGCCCATCGGCGAACTGGAGATGGGGGACATAGAGCACCGCGAGCTTGCGGGTGTCGTCGAGGTTGCATGGCTCGGCCGGAGCCCAATCGAGCACACGGTTGTGGACCCGCTCGAACTTCACCAGCTTCGAGGGGAGGGCTTCCTCACCGACGAGGATCACGGGCGCCTGACTGCACTCGGCGACTTCGCGCACGAGTTCGATCATGCCCTTGTCGACGAGCTTGTCCGCCTCGTCGATGATGAGGGGCCGATGGATCTCGGCCCCGAGCAGCTCGACGGCACGCTCCGACATGTCGGCCACGGTGCCGCGCGGGACCTGCCCCAACTCGGTGACGATCGCCTTCATGAGCGTCCTGCGGGTCCAGCTGTCGCCGACTTCCACGCGGATCGCGTTCGTCTTGTTCTGCGCGTAGATCGCCGCGTAGGTCTTTCCGTAACCGGACGGTCCGTGCATCACGCCCATGTTCGGCAGATGCGGTTTGCGGCCCTGGAGCTTGCGCACAAGCGCCAGCATCGCCCGGACATTCTGAAGGGGCGCGTGGCTCTTGCTCTTGTCGTCGGGTCTATCCGTCGTCATGATGGTTCCATCTCCACTTGCTGCCCCGGTCTTTGGCCGGGGCTTTTTCTTTTGATGATCAGAGCGCCGCCTCTCCGAACTCGGCGTAGAGGTCCTGAAAGGACTGGAACTCGGGGCCGGCCTCGTAGCCGCCGAGCCAAACCGCATCGGTGGTCTCGATCTCCTCGCCGCGCTCCATGCGTGCGCGCAGGTCGAGGGCCCGCCGGAAGCGAAGCTGTGGAGTTTCCTTGCGCCGCAGGGGCTGGACGTTGCCGGCCGGCTCCGGCGCGTGATCCGCCGCGACCTTGGGGAGACGAGCCGCTGGGGCGGGCACCGGCTCGGCGGGCGTCGCGTCCGCCAGGGCGTCGAGGGCGGCCCGCGTGGCCGGTGTGGCATGCGCGTCGGTGGGCCGGGGGAAGGCGAGGAGGTTGCCGGCCCGGGCGGCGGCCTGCCGCAGGATCGTGTCGGCGAAATCGCGCGGCTTGATCCGCTTGGCGGCCTTGCGGATGTCCGCCGTCGCGACGCTGATGAGATCCTTCTGCGCCTTCTTGGCGTGCGCCACGGCCTGGGCCGGATCGACGCCGAGGATCTCGGGGCAGACCGCGTCGCCGAGGTACTGGCCGCCGTCGACGGCGAACAGGTAGGCGCGGCCGAGGTCGTTCGGGTCCATCCGGACGAAGACCTGCGTGTCAGGCAGGATCTGCGGCGCGAGGTAGATCGACCGGTCGATGCGCAGGCCTTGCTTGCCCACGGTCCGCAGACCGTCGCGGCCGGCGATGGGCGCCAGGAGGATGTCGAGGCAGCGCACGTCGTCGAGGGTTCGCGTGCGGCCGGCATAGGCCGCCGCCGCCGCGTAGGGCGTGACGCCGCCCAGCCCCGCATGGGGGCTGTGCTGGTAGCGGTCGCTCGCCCAGCTGTCGCAGTAGGCCTGGAGTTCGGCCGCCGTCAGCTCGACGCAGAACGCCTTGGCGTCGGTCTCGCCCAGGCGCTGGGCGAAGGCCTTGCGCGCCTCGATCACCTTTCGGTCGGCGACGCTGTGCCCGATGAAGCCGGGAAGCAGCGGGCCGAGGTCGCGCTGGAAGGTGCCGATCACGCGCTCGACGAAGGCCTTGGCTTCGGGCGTGAAGGCCGGGGACAGCTCGCGCTCGATCCCGAGGGAGGCCAGCAAGCGCTGGATCGATTTGGCCGTGAAATCCGAGCCGTTGTCCGTCTTGATCCGCTCGGGCACGCCCCAGGCGAGGATGGCCCGGCGCAGCATGAGGCCCACGGCCTCGGCGCGCGGCGTGCGCGAGACGTAGACGATGGCGCGCCGCGAGAAGACGTCGATGGCGAGGTAGACGGAATGCCGGCCATCGACGCACAGGGCGTCCATGGGCGAGGCGTCGATCTGCCAGACCTCGTTGAGGCGGGTGACGCTCCGGTCGGTGTTGGCCCCGGAGAACTTGTACCGGCTCTTGAAGGCGTCGGGGTTGGTGATGGCGGTGAGCGCCACCTTCTCGGTGGCCTTCCAGCGCTTCAAGGCGTCTTGAAGGGTGCGGACCGGGGGGAGGGGGACCCTCTTCACCACGCCGCCCGCCCGGACCATGGTCAGGGTCTCGCCGAAGCGATCGAGCAGCATGGCACGGACGTGATCCGCCGACAGGTGCGGCTGGGTCGCGATCAGGGCGAGGCAGTAGACCCGCACCTGACCGTCCTCGGCCTGATCGAGCACGCCCGAGCCACGCCGGGCGGCGCCACGATCCACGGCGAGCGCCGTCGCCTGCCCGGCCTGGACGGCGGCCCGCCAGCGCTGGAGCGTCCGCAAGGACAGTTCGGGCACCTCGACCCGCACCCACTCGGGGAGGTCGATCTTCTTCGCTCGGTAATCGGCGATGGTCAGGAGGTCGGCATGGAGCCGGGGCAGGCGGGCACTTGTGAAGATCCGGTCGGCCGCCGCCAGGATTGCGAGGCGGGCATCGCGTGCCTCCGCCGCGTCGGCGCGGAGGAAAACCGCCGCCGGCTCGGCCTCGGCGGCTTCGGCGGCGGCCAGGGGCACGGCATCGGCGACGAAGCGTGCGACATAGGCCTTGCGCGCCTCCGGGGGCAGGAGATCGAGGGAGTACTCGACGCCGCCGCCGCTGTGAGGGCGCTTGCGGCACAGGGCCTTGCGCTCCACCCACCCGGCATTCTCCGCGTAGGCGTTGACGTTGCGCTTGGTGCCCGGAAGGCCGGGCAGCTTCAGATCGGCGATCTCCGCCGCCGTGAGCCAGAGCTTCATGCCCGCGGCTCCGCCTTCTTGGCCGCGATCGCCTCTTCCAGATCCACCTGACGCGGATCCGTGAGGATCTCGGAGACGGTCGGCATGCGCTCGCGGGCTTTGCGCTCCGAAAGGCCGGCATGCTCGAGGAAGCGCTTGCGCCCCTTGGCGTCGAGGCGCTCCCAGTTGGCGACGATGCGGCGGAACAACTCTTCCTGCGGGTCGCCCTCACCGGTGGGCGCGAGACCGGCGGCAGTCTTCGCCTTCGCCACGGTCTCGACAGCCCCATCCGCCAGGAGCTTGGCGAACTGGATCTGCCGCTCGCGCGGCTCCGCACCGAGGCGCTGAAGCTCGGCGGCGTTGCGGGCGGTCCCGGATCCGCGCAGGAGGCGGATCGCCTCCGGGGCGAGCGCCTCGGACAGGGCGAGGGCGTACTTGATCGTCCGTGTGCCGAGCCCGCACTTCTCCGCCATCTCGTCGGTGAAGCGGCGCGGACCAAAGTGCAAACCTTGCACTTTGGTCGCCTTCTTCGAGCGCCGGTCGCCGCCGCGCCCGGCCTCGGGGTGAAGGAGTTCCCAGACCCGCTTGTGCTCGGCGATGAAGAGCGCCCGGTCGAGGGCGTTCAGATCGTGCCGGACAAGGTTCTCCTGAACCTCCGCCAGCCGCGCCTGAAGGGCGTCGTAGGAGCTGATTTCGGCTCGGATCGTCGACCGCCCGAGCAGGCGGTGCGCGGCCAGACGATGCCCGCCGGCCACGAGGGCGTAGAGCTGGGCGATGCCCTCACGGGGGTCAGGTCGCCGCAGGACCACGGGCGGCAACCGGGCCCCCCGTTCCATCGAGGCGGCCATGGCCTCGGCCCAGGCGGTCTCGATCTCGCGCAGGCGGTTGCCGTCGTAGATGTCGGAGAGCGCCACGTCCGCGATGGGAAAGGGCGGGTCAGCGACGAACTGGGGGCGGGGCATGTCCATGGGACCGGGCGCCCTCACGATGCAGTTTTCTGCACGGCGCCTTGAAGGCGCTTCGGCGCTCCACCGGGCTCGTACCAATTCGGCCACAGCTCCTCGACCGGCACGTCGATGAAGTCGGCGATGATCCGCTGCCCCTTGGGCCAACGCTTGTAGAACGCTGTCCTCAGAACTCCCGGCTTGAAGCCGTGATCGCGATTAAGGGACGCGACGGTCGCCCCGCGCTTCCGGATCGAGGCCAAAATGTCCTGTTGGTGCCAGCCCCCCTGTGCCCCAGGGGCGCTATCCGCGCCTGTCATGTCCCGTTAACCTCGCTTTGAGGACTCGCTAACGAGAATGTGCAGAAATCTGCACGATGGGTCAAGCAGAAAACGGCATTTTGGGCAGCTAATGGCCTCCGACGATCTCACCTCTGAGGACCCGCGCGACGCGGCAGCCATCCGCGACGTTGCCGAGCGACTTCGCAGCGCCGTGAAGGCGGCCGGCGGAAACAAGCTGGTGGCGGAGACGTCGGGCGTCCCTTTGCGGACGCTGAACAGCTACATGGCCGGGGATGCGGACCCGAAGCTGACGAAGCTCGACAGGATCGCCGAAGCCTGCGGCACGACGCTGGACGCTCTGCTAGGCAGAAAACCGCCCGCCCCGGCCGACACGAACCTCATCACCAACGCCTTTGGCCTGGTGCCCGGCGATCGTGCGCTCCAGCGGCTCAAAGGCCCGGACGACGCGATCCCGGAGGGGTTCGTGGCCGTGCCCTATCTCGACGTCCGCGCCTCGGCCGGCCCCGGTCGCGCCAGCCTCCCTGCAGAGATCGTCGCAGCCGAGCACTTCCTCTTCAGCCGGGCGTGGCTTCGGACCCTCAACGTCGTCCCCGAGAACGCCGAGCTACTCCGGGCAGAGGGTGACAGCATGTACCCGACGATCCAGGACGGCGACCTGATGTTGGTGGACCGGGGCCACGGCGACATCGTGCACGGCAAGATCTACGTCCTCGTCGTGCACGATCTCGTCGTCGTGAAGCGCGTCAACATGCTGACGATCGGCGGCATGATCCTGATCTCCGACAACGAGCGCTATCCCTCCGAAACCATCGGGAGGGCAGATATCGGCAACCTCAATTTCCAGGGGCGGGTGGCATGGTACGGTCGCGCGATGTGAGGCGCTCGGTTCTCCTCGTTCTGCTCGCGGTGAACAGTACGACGGCCTGGGCCGAGGCGCCGTTGGATTGGTACGTCGACCTGAAGCGGGAGGCGAAATACGCCCGGATCGCCGCTGGACGCGGCGCCTCTGCGCAAGAGCTTCGGCCGTTCGAGGCGGCGGGCTCTCGACTGATCGCACGCATCGACACCTGGGACGCCATACCGGTCTCAACGGGCGCGCATCGCCTCTGCCTCATGGCAGCGCAGAACTTCGTGGCGGCCCTCTCGAAATACAGCGCGGACGCACGTCACGGAGCCATCGTAGCGGGCGAACCCCAGCGTGACGCCTGTCTGACGGCGATCCAAAGACGGTGAGTGAATCACTCAGCAACACAGGCTAAAGGTCATTAACATGCAGTGGTCGGCACTCAGGGCTTTAGTCAACTCCAAAGCAGCATCAATTACAATTGCAATTCCGTTTGTAGGAATTTTCCTTTTATTCAATGGAAAGATTTTGGAATACGTTGAATTTGCCCATCAGTTTCTAATTGATACAAGCCAAGACGCAGCAAAAGAAAAAAATATCACGCTCAATAATTTATATTATACATATTTTGGGTTAACTTCTTTCGCCGCTGGAACAATATTATTCAAGATATTTTGCCCCTTTCAAGTTAGAGCATTTCCCACTGAAGAAGCTTTTTTTGAAAAACAGATGACTTTTCCAGCGCACGCTCGAATATCAGCGTCGATTGTATATATCTGCCAACACTATCTGAGGAAAAAAAATAGCCTTCTCTTTTTTATGCCGCCCAACAAAAATCAGGTAAATACAATTGAAAGGGTTTTAATTAGGGATTGGGCCAGGGAAAACGCAGTCCTCGCAGCTGTACTTACTAGATATAAGACAATTACTGCATTTGAGCTAGGAGGAACTTGGGCATCTCAATATATTCCTTCTGACACATCGAAGTCAATCCAAGAAGCTACAGGAATGAAATTCGGATTCATTATATTTTTTCTTGAATACAGCATTGCAAACCAAAGAATGATTATAATTAGATATTTAATCACCTTACTTGCGATAGGAGGGCTTTTTTGCGCTTCAATTCCAGGCATGATTACTTTCTATACGATTGCAAAACGCGCCTTCACGATTTTGATAGGGTAACGCGAGAGCGTTTTGATCTTTAGGGTGAGCTCCCCCGCAATTCACAGCCCGAGAGTGGCGGATGCAGCTTGTTCTGCTTATGTTCTTCATTAAATATGGGCGCAACCACTAGGGGCCTCCATGCATATGAATTCGACCTCCACGTTTAGCGTTCAGGCGTTCCGAGAGAAGGGTAGGGGGCTGGAGGCGGAACCGGCGCAACAGGCGAGCGATGAAGCGCACGCCCTGCGCAAGGTGGAACGGCTGGCAGCCGGCAAGGCCGGCGCGGTCGCGGTCCGGCACGACCGCGCCTCTGCGGGCGGCGACATTGAGGAACCGATCGTTCTGAAGATCGTCGGCCGGGTGCCGCCGGACTACATGTATCTCCCGTTCTGAGATGCCGACCCTCGATGAGTTGAAAGCGGCGGGCTACCACGGGGTGGAGCCCCATTGCCCCGAGTGCCGGTGAACCGCCCAGTTTCCCTGGGGGCTCATTCCGGCGGACGGGGCATCCCAGCTGGACCGCTTGAAGCCTCGTTTAAGATACGAGCAATGCAGATCGGTCCCGGCCCCCGAACACGTGCGGCCCTTCTACTTCGATCGGTCGAGCGCTACGCCACGCTCTGACCCGCCGGCCGGACCTGCAGAATAGTGTCCCGATTGGTGGCAGGCTTCTCACGCCCGAAATACTCGGCTTCAACCGTATCCCGGGCGTGACACTTCTTTTAGCCCTGCGCACGCAAGCTCGTACGCGCTTCCGGGATCGAGACCCACCGCTGTCTGAGGGCGATCAGCTTATGGATGAAGCGGTGGCAGCCCGCGCAGAGAAGCGCCATGTCCGCGACGCGCGTCGTGGTGGCTCCCTCAAACTCGGCGAGCGGGCGGATGTGGTGCGCTTCGAAAAAGCTCTCCCGCAATGGCCGCTCAAGCGGGGGCGGAGCGGCATCGCAGATCCCGCAAATCAGCCTATCATCCGCGGTACGCTCCAGGAGCTTTCTCCTCAGCCGCCGATCCCGGCTCCGGTGCCGAGCGCTGATCAAATGGCCCTCCACGAACATTTCATCGTCGTGAGCCTGCTCCCAGGCCTCACCGCGAACGATCGCATCCCGGATCAACTGAGCCAAGGCGGCGACGTCCGCAGCGCGTGCTCTTGGGTAAGCAGCGATTGCCGCACGATCGAGGATCGAGGATGACAACCCCCGTTCCGGGTCGATCGCCGAGAGCAAATTTTGCAGCTTGAGTGCGACACCGTCCGGGTTGCGGAAGGACGGACGTCGTCCTTCTAGGGGGTGGATCAGTGCCGCTTGCAGAAGCTGCGATAGCTCGATGACGTCCGCATGCCCCTTATGGATCGGAACTTCGTGCCGGTAGAGCAGATCGAGTGCGAGGAGCGTCTCGTCCCAGTTCCAGTCCGGGTTTCCCGCACCCTGAGTGATTGGCATCGGCCGCGCTCCAAGCTGTGATTGCATTGGGAGCATCTCTAGGTGCCCCTTAAGGAAGCCTGACCCGTTCCAGGTGCCCTTCGGGTACGGTCAACAACTGGTTCTCGGCAGCCGACGCATGCCCCCGTAACGATGCAACAGGGCTCTAACACCAGCATCCCACCTGGCGTCCCACCGGGAAAATCATCAAGCCCGCCTAAGAGATTGCAAACACAGAATTTAATGAAAATTCTAGCCCATAGTTGGGATAGTGTGCCAATCATCCCACCTGGAGGGCGATCTCACCATCTTCCCTTCGAGAGGCGATCGAATTAGCTGATCGAGGTGGCCGGGGTGTGCCATTTGAACCTGCGCGGCTCCCAGAGCCTGGGATCGGCCTAATCGATCTCGCAAAAGGCTGAAAAGGCACGAGGAATTCCGCCTGATCCCGCCCAATCCCGGAAAATCCCGCCTCTCGACGCTGTGCCATTCGATCCTGCGGTACACAGGAGCCTCCTCGAAAGTGCTGCTCGGCAGATCGTCCACACGATAGCCCGCCCGCGCGAGACGCAGGCCCAGATCCGCGTCCTCGGTGACGTTCCAGGCATCCCATCCGTGGACGGCGCGCAGGATGTGGGTGCGGAAATGCGTCGAGGTGCCCCCCAGGGGAATCGGGAGGTTCCAGGTGGCGAGCGCCGGAATCAGCACGTCGAACAGGGCAGCGTATTCGAGGGCGAAGCATTTCTGCAGGGGGCCGTCGCGTTGGTTGTCGATGACGAGGCGGCCCTGGAGGCAGGCGGTCTTCGAATCGCTCCGCGCGAACCGTTCGGCGGCGGCGCGCAGTTGCCCCGGATCGGGCACGTCCTCGGCGTCGTAGACCACGAGGCAGCTGCCGCGGGCGAGGGGCAGGGCGGCATTCAGGGCGCGGGGCTTCGTGCGCGGCAGGCCCGGCGGCACCACGACGATCTCCGACCCCGGCGGCAGAGCGGCGGCCTTCAGGGCGGCCGCCGTTTCGGTGTCGTGGGCCTCGATGACGAACTTGATGTCGAGCTTCGCCGCCGGATAGTCGAAGGCCGACAGGGCCGCCGCGAGGCGCGGCACCACCTTCGCCTCCCGGTGCAGGGCGACGAACACCGTATAGACCGGAAGATCGGCCTCCGGCATCGGCGGCGGGGCAGCGCCGTCGTCCTCGATGCCGACGGCCGCGACGCGCAGGGTGACCATGGCGAGGAGCAGGAGCTGGGCGACCGTCCAGACGCCGAGGACGAGGGCGGGCGGAAGTTCGAGCATCGCCAGGGCGACCACGCCCACGATGAGGCCCGCGATGGCGAGCGACGGCCCCATGGGACGGGCCTTCAGGGCCCAATCCGGCCGGTGAACCTGAAGCGCGTCCGCCGCGTGGACCGCGATCCCCTTGGGATTGGCGGCGAAGATCGCGGCGCGGAGCGCGCCCGGCGTCGTGAGCGCCGGCATCCGGCCCGTGGGGCTGCGCCCGCGCAACAACTCGGCGATGCCGCCGCCGCGCGGGGCGAGGACGAAGGCGGCGGGTGCCCCCGGTGCGAGGGGTGCGACGCCGGCGACGAGGCTGTCGGGGTAGCGCGCCCCCGGTCCCAGGGGGATCGGGCCGGCGAGGAAGGGCGTGCCGAGTTCCGCAGCCAACACCCGGTAGTAAGCCTCTTCCGTCATCGCGCCCGTAGCCAGGAGGGCGCCCGCCCCGTCGGTGCCCCAGGCGCGGGCGCGATCGGCGGCCCGGGCCAGCGTCGCCGGATCGACGCCGTGACGCAAGAGAAAGGCGAGGTCGGGCGGCAGCGGTGCGATGCCGGCCTGCGATGCGAAGGGGAAACCGAGGATCGACAA